TTTCCGGCACTGGTCCTCCAGACTGCCGGAATTGAGGCAAAAGATGAATACTGGCAGCAGGTAGTTGAACAGATCCATGTTGTATCTGAAAAATATAACAAAAATGGATTTGTAGATCACATGCTTGTTGCTTATTCGAATTATCTTTCCAAGATGTTTAATAAGGCAAAAGAATTGGAAAAGGAGAATCAAAATGCCGTACAACACAAAGAATAGATACGAACAGGGACAGGCTCTCAGAAAAGAAATATATATGTATATCGTCAGTTATATCAAACTGGTTGGATATGCACCGTCGATTACGGAGATTTCTGAAAAGGTAGATGCCGGGAGAGCTACGGTCTGGAAACATATCAATCAGTTGATTGATGATGGTTTACTCAGAACAAACCACCCCAGTACCGACAGGGCATATACTCCAGTTGGGTACGGAATAAGAAAGATAAACAAGGAGATAAAATGAAACTTTATGACATTGTTACAGCAGATGGTGAATTTGTAGAGCCCTTGACGCAAAGAGAAATTATGAATAAATTCGGACTTGCAAAATACAGATTCCGTACATTCTTGGATAACAGCTATCTGATTGACGGCAAATATTGGATAGATGACTCTGCCGAAGATATGCAGGTGACCAGAAACGGATGTCGGAAGATGTTAAAACAGTTTGATGCTTTAACAGAAAACATAAGGAGGGCTGTTGGATGGGAAAGTTAAAAATCAAGCAGAAAAAGAAAGCATTCATTCCGTATACGAATCAGCAGGCTCATATGTTTGCGCAGTCTATCCAGAACTGCCAGAAAGAATTAAAAGAGATGGAGATGAAAGCCTTTGATGATGGGTTCGAGGATGGAAAGAACTGGTCTGACGTGCTGAATTTTGTGATTTTGTTCTATGTAATGCACGAATTGCATGGATGGGGATGGAAACGCTACATGAAGTCCGTAAAAAGAATTAATAACTACATCAATGATATTAATTCTGGGAAAACATCATTGTCTGAAATGGTTGATGATTTGGAAAAGAAGCATCACATTCAGATTTGTGATGATTATAAGGAGCTGATTGAGAGATATGGAGCGTAAAGCTGCACCGATGATTTATATACAGAATAACGGGCAGTTAGCGTTTGGTTAAATGAAAGTAGGGCAAGAAATGGACATTAAGTTAAAAGAAATCAACAGAGACGATTTAAAGGTAGGAGATACCGTTGGAATCGCCAGGGAAGTGTGGAGTGGATATGGAGTAGGGTTTAGACACGTCATGGTGTATCCGGCAAAGATTATTCGCATAACTCCTAAACGAACCAAAATTGAAACCGACATTGGAGAATACGATAAACATGAAGTGTTTTATAAATACGATTCTGATGCCATAAAAGAAAGCGAAATGGCGAAGAAGTTTAAAGCAATCAAAGATGGTGTATATGTTATCGAAGATTTTAAGTCGAGACATGGGCTGAGAGCAATCAAAGATGAAGATTTAGATACACTGTCAAAGCATATTAATGCAGTTGCAGAGATTTTGAAAAGATCCCGAAAGCGACAATAAAATTCAGATATGCCATCCGGGTAGAAGCTGGGAAGATTACGATACATTCAATACCGGTTCAAAGCTGTTGAAACCATTTTACGACTTAGAAGTATGTTGCCTTTCAGCGATAGAAACAGATGTGATTAGAGTTGACTTGGATTTTAATGAGAAAGGTTGATGGAAATGCGTTTAATTGATGCAGATAAAATAATTGACTCTCTTGGAATGTCGGATATGGATTTTGCAATAGGTGCAGTTATTGACGAACAGCCGACAGTTTTTGATGTAGATGAAGTTGTTCAACAGTTGGAAATGTTAATCGAAGATAAATGTTCAGAATTGGGTGACGATTGGTATACAGCCGAATGCCTGAATGAAGCAGTTGAAATTGTGAAAGGCGGTGGAGTTGAATGAGAGAAATTCTTTTCAAGGCAAAGCGGATTGATAACGGCGAATGGGTTGAGGGATATTATCAGAGAAGATATTATTTTTTAGGCAATGAAGAACATTTAATCTTCCACGCTGATAGTTATAAAGTGTGGGAATATGCGGAAATTGACTCAGAAACCCTCTGCCAGTTCACAGGTCTGACCGACAAGAGCGGGCAGAAAATTTGGGAAAATGATATTATCAAATATCATTTCGGAGAAATCTATGCTCCAATCAAATATGGATGCTATCAAAATTGTTTTGATTCTCAGAAAGCGGAACATGTCGGATTCTATGTAGATTGGTCGGATGACAAATGTCTTAGAAAAGATTTAGGGTATTGGATTGACATGGTAGACACTATGCCAGTTGGAAACATTTTCGACAATCCAGAATTGCTACAGGAGGAATCAGATGAGTAAATCAGTATTAGTAATAGATACACCAGAGAATTGCTATGATTGCCCGTTCGGAACTTCATACTGCGGCGAACTTGAATATGAGGGATACTGTGAATTAGCCGATTGTTTAGATTATGATGTAATTCTGATGACAGAAGAACATTATGATTACGAAAGCAAATCAAGACCTAAATGGTGTCCATTGAAGCCATTGCCGGAGAAAAAAGAGTATATCGTTCCGAATGACAATGTAGAATCACAAAAAGATATTATTGCGGTTGGTTGGAATGCCTGCTTGAGAGAAATTACAAAAACAAGCGATGAAAATGAGCGATAAAAAGCAAGCGATAAGAGGTGAAGTAGATGGAGAGATTAACAGAAAGAGAAAGAAATGTTGATGGTACAGGAGTTGCAAAAGAAGAAATTACGGATGGATTATTAAAACCGTTTGCGGATAAAATTCTTACGAAACTTGCTGTTTATGAAGACTTAGAAGAACAGGGATTGCTTGTGAGATTGCCGTGTCCTATTGGCACAACTGTATGGGACATATGCGGCATGGATATTCGGGAAAACGTGTTAAGTGGAATTGAATGTGGCAAAGATGGCAAACAGTTTTTGTGGGCAAACCATGATGAATGGCTCGGAGAATTAAATGATTTGGTATTCCTCACCCGTGAAGAAGCCGCGAAGAAGCTGGAGGAGATGAAGAAATGAATAACAAACCTACACCAGACATAACGCCAAACCTTGCTATATCAGCATACCACGTACTACAGCAATATTGTACTGGACAGCCAGCGGATTGCAAAGGCTGCGGATTCTACGAACACTGTCCAGAATGTTTTCGAGGCATGCCATGTGACTGGAACTTGAATGAAGAAGGTGAAATAAATGAAGCTGAGAAAGGCAACACTGATTGACTACGGAGTACCGCCGGATGATGTACCGACATTACAAAGCCACTTGCGGAATCTTAGCGAAAGCGACAAATACAATCTGTTACAGGTATCTATCAAATATGCACCCGGCATTGAATCGCAAATCTATGACAGCATTGTGAACAGTATCGGCTATCGAACGATGGAGAAGATCAGAACGGTTCCTGCAACGGAGAATGACTTTTATGGCTACAAACGCAAGGTCATGGCGGAATACTATCAACTGGCCAAATTGATTGGCAGACTTTAAAAAACTTAAAAATTTATAAAAGTGGTAGAGAGCTAAATCTCCCCAGTGTGGTATTATATTTGTATATAACTGCTATACTGGGGTTTTTTTTGAATTGAGGTGATGACATGGCGAACTTAAAAGCAGTTACAAGAAAACTCCAAAAAGCTATATTATCCACCGGATTAATTATAAAAATTGAAACGTCACAATTTTACAGCAAAGAACAGGAAAGATTGATTACTCTTACCATAATCTCAACGCCTACACTTCATTTGACCAAAAGAAAAGAATGGAAAGATTGTGATTATGAAATATTACGAACTGCATCCCAGTATGATGCAGCGATGTGCCTGAAAGAGATATGGGAGGCGTGCCAAGAATGGAAATAGATAGAGGTGATTAGATGGACTTGACGCCTAAACAGAAAGCGTTTGCAGATGAATTTTTAAAATGTGGAAATGCCACAGAAGCGGCTAAGAGGGCCGGATACAGCGAGCAATCAGCAAGACAAATGGGAACTGAAAACCTGTCAAAACCGTCTATATCCTCATATATACAGGAGCGGCAAAAACAAATTGACGATGAACGCATAGCAGATATTGCAGAGATTCAGCGATTCTATTCATCCGTTTTAAGGGGCGAAGTAAAGGACCAGTTCGGCCTTGATGCTTCACTTGAAACAAGGATAGCAGCAGGGCGGGAACTTATGAAGCGTTTTGAAAAGGCAGAATCAAACAAGAATGATTCTTGTGGAATCACAATCATAAACAATATTCCAAGGCCGGAGAAACAGGATGGATAATAATCCTATTAGTCTGAAAGATATAATAGCTCCTGCCTTCTATGAAGCCTTTTGGGACATTCTGGACGAGAAACATACATATTACGATCTGTACGGCGGACGTGGGTCCACGAAGTCGTCTTTTGTGGGCGTAATGATTCCTTTCCTGATGATGCAGGACGCAGAGAACGGCATAATGTCAAATGCTGTTATTTTCCGTAAGGTTGGAAATACGCTTCGAGAATCCGTTTATGAACAGATAGCATGGGGAATTGACGCACTCGGAGTCAATGAACTATGGGACACCAGTGTAAGCCCTATGCAGTACACTTATAAGCCTACCGGACAGAAAATCATATTCAGAGGACTGGACAAGGCAAAAAAGACTAAATCTATTAAAGCAAGAAAGGGATATTTCAAGTATCTCTGGTTCGAGGAACTTGACGAATTTTCGGGCATTGAAGAAATTCGTACAGTGCAACAGTCAGTCCTTCGAGGTGGCAGTAAGTTTGTTGTATTTAAGACATTCAATCCGCCAATTAGCCGGAGCAACTGGGCGAATGTGTATGTAGAAGAACCACGAGACGATAGCTATAGGCACAAGAGTGATTATAGGTCAGTCCCTGTTGAGTGGCTAGGGCAGCAATTTCTTGATGATGCAGAGCATCTCAAAAAGACAAATCCAAGAGCCTATCAGCATGAATACCTTGGATTACCTGTCGGACTCGGTACAAATGTCTTTGAGCTGTTGGAAATCCGAACGATTCCAGACGAAGAAATTCAGAAGTATCAAAGCGTATATCAGGGACAAGACTGGGGATGGTATCCGGATCCCAAAGCGTTTATTCGTGTGGCTTATGTACCTAATCAGGAAAAAGTTTTTTTATTAGACGAGCTTGGAGGTTCCAAGATAAGAAACAAGGAAATGGCTAACCAGATAAAGAAAAAAGGATATGATGATTATTCAATATCTTGCGGAGTTGATGAAGAAGAAAGTATTATTGACTTCCGAGATGCAGGGCTTCCAGCACGTAGGGCCATTGTTACACCGGGAAGCCGCAAATATACTTTTGAGTGGTTACAGTGCCGAACATTAGTCATTGATCCGGCACGAACGCCTAGAGCATACAAGGAAATTATCAATTATGAACATGAAGTAGATAGCAATGGAGAAGTTATCGCAGATTATCCAGATGGTAACGATCACTGGATAGATTCTCTCAGGTATGCGACAAGTCCATTGTCGATGAGAAGAGGACATAGTGCATAATGGGACTTATAAAAAAACTAAAAAGGTGGTTTAATATGATATTCAAAAAACAAGCCGAAGAGGACTTCAACATTCAGGCAGCAGAATTTCCAGAGATGGAATCGCTGATTAACCGGTGCGCGAACATTTACAGAGGTGCGCCGGAATGGCTGGATGATAAGAATAATATCAAGACGATCAATTTTGCTAAATCTGTCTGCTCAGAAACAGCTCGGCTCGCAACGCTGGCGATCGGCATTCAGATAGATGGCTCTGAAAGGGCGGCATGGTTGCAGGAACAGATTGACAAGGTGTATTTCCAAATTCGCCACTGGGTAGAATACGGCTGTGCTTACGGAACAGTATTTATCAAGCCGAACGGTGAGAGCCTTGATGTATTTACTCCGGCAGATGTGATGATTGTGGATTACGATAATCAGGAAATCAAAGGGATTATATTTAAAGATTCGTATACAGTTGGACGGAAATACTACACAAGGCTCGAATATCACAGGTTTGTTGAGACTACAATAGATGGCGTGACGACCTATCCGTACTACGTTTCTAATAGAGCCTATGTGTCAAAATCCCCTCAGTCAATCGGCGATAAGATTGACCTTAAACAGACCAAATGGGCTGACCTTATGGCAGATACGCCGCCGATTCTCAAGGCAAATGGAGAGAAGCTGGACGGGCCTCTGTACGGAGTACTGCGGACGCCGCAAGCGAATAACGTGGATATTAATGCACCATTGGGATTGCCGATTTTTGCCGAAGCTATCGAGGAGTTAAAAGACCTCGACATTGCATACAGCCGTAATGCCGGAGAAATATTTGATTCTCAGAAAATTGTCCTGGCAGATGATAGACTGCTGATGCCAAACGGTACGCCTATGTCAGCCATGTCGCCACAGGGCATGGAGAGCAGGCGCAATGAGATGAGGTTACCGCACTTTGTTAAGAATGTATTCGGTCAGGACGCGAAAGAATTCTACCAAGAAATCAATCCGCAACTCAACACAGATACCCGTATAAGCGGCATAAATGCCCTTTTAAGCCAGTTGGGGTATAAGATTGGATTCTCCAATGGGTATTTTGTTTTCAATGAATCTAGCGGCATTCAGACAGCTACAGGAGTAGAAGCAGAACAGCAGAGGACAGTCCAGTTTATCAAAGACGTTCGAGACAAACTGGAATCCTGTCTGAACGAAGTAATCTACGCACTGAACGTTTACGCTGACCTGTACGGGCTTGCACCTGTCGGAGCTTACGAGGTCAATTATGATTTCGGGGACATCCTGTATGTACGTGAAAATGACCGTGCGAGATGGTGGCAGTATGTGACTACTGGCAAGGTTCCGGCATGGTTGTATTTTGTAAAATTTGAGGGAATGACTGAGGAAGAAGCGAAAGCAATGGTTGAAGAAGCCCAGCCAGACGAACCAACATTATTCGGAGAGGAGTAAGAAAGATGGCAGATAAACCAGTAACAAGGGAAGAAAAGTATCTTGCGTACTTGACAGGCGATTACACGGGCGAACTCCCAAAACCAATCACGAGAAAAGAGAAGTATTTATACGAATTATGTTTAAAAGGAATTGGCGGGGAGATTTCGCCGGAAGAAATCAAAAATGCAGTAAATGAGTACCTTGAAAAGAATCCAGTCAAGCCCGGAGCCACGACAGAACAGGCACAGCAGATTGAGCAGAACAAGACGGACATTGTTTTGCTAAAGAGCGATATATCCACCAAAATCACAAAGTTCTACGCAAGTTCACAAGGCGAAACTCATATTACTGATTCTGATAATGGCAAGATTCAAGATATGATGTTGTATGGAAAGAGCGAGCAGAACCAATACAAAGGGATAAATTTACTTCCTGCTGACATTAGTTATCTCGAAACAATAGAAGTTTTGATTCCAAAAGGAACACACATTTTTTGGGCTACAGACGGTACACCTGCTCTTGGCGGTGATTTCAGGTTCCGTAATGAAGATAGTACTCAAGAGACATGGTTCGGAGTTGATGCTGGCAAGACTGCAATGACAAGCACGATAAATATTGATGCTAAATATATAGATTTCCTTATTCCCAAAGACCAATCAGTTAAAATATGTTTAGGCATTGGAGATGATCCAGTATATGAACCCTACACAGGCGGTCAGCCATCTCCCTCTCCTGACTATCCACAGGAGATTAAGAGCGTGGTGAATCCAACGGTAAAGATATCAAGTGAAAATGAAACAGAATCTCAGACCGTTACCCTTCCATACACATTGAATGCAATTCCAGTTTCAAGTGGTGGTAACGTCACAATCGACGGAAAGCAGTATATTGCGGATTACGTGGATGTGGAGAGGGGAAAGTATGTTCAAATGATACAGACAGACAAAGTTCAAAGTAACATAACGTGGAACATCCAGAAGCAACAAAAAGGGTATTCGCTTGGGTATACAGGTTTATACAAAAATGGTATACCAACAAATAAACCCGGAATGGAGAAGACATGGAAAAGCAATGTAGGAGATTCGTCGGGTATATGGAGTAATGCTTTTTCGTTTGGACGAAGTACTGTATTCTGGATTGTCCCATACAAGAATGACGGAAATATTACATCGAACGATATTAATGCATGGCTTGTGGAGCATCCAATGGATATAATGTATCCACTTGTAGAGCCCATCGAAACCGACCTAACACCAGAAGAGAATGAAGCGTTTAAGGCACTTGTCACCAACTACCCAGTAACCAACATCAGCGTCACATCCGACCAGTTAGACGGATATACAGTATTTAACTATCCGATTAGTATGGCTAATGGATGGAACTATGTAAAACAGCAGTTAAACGACAACCGAGATTATATCTATGATATGGATTTACAATCAGCAGAAGCCTATGTCAACAGCGAATATGCAGTAGCACTTACAGAATTGGAGGTATGATTATGTTATATAGAACATTATTAAAACTTAAAAAAAGAAACGGACTGACAGACGATTTAAAGAATAAGATTGATATTTTCTTCGCAACGGGCAGGATTACAGAGGAACAGTACAATGAGCTGATGGATGTTAATAAGAAAGAAGAACCGAAAGCGGAAACTAATTAACTAAATGGGGCTTTAGTAAACCAGTAGAAATCAAAACATGTACCACAACATTTATCGAAAGAGGTGATATACTATGCTTAGCCCTGAATATTTACGCCGGATAACAGAGGGTAGCGAACAAATTGCTGAAGAACTGCATCAGCATATCATCTCTGAGATTGTGTCGCGGATGATGGCAAGAATCGGCAGAGGTGAGGATTATATCCTGACCAATGCTGATGCGTGGAGAATCAGAACGCTGCAGGAATCCGGTGAACTGCTAGAGGACATTCTGGCAGAACTATCAAAATACACCAAACGCGAACAACAGGAACTCCTTGAAGCGTTTGAAGATGCCGGGATTACTGCAATGAACTACGATGATAAGGTATACAAGGCGGCAGGATTAAGCCCTGTACCGCTCGAACAATCACCATCTATGATAAGACTCATGGAACGGAATATGCTTGCGACCATGGGTGAGTGGAAGAACTTCACACGAACCACCGCAAGTGCCGCTCAGAGGCTCTATATCGAGCAATGTGACCTTGCATATAATCATGTAATGTCTGGGGCAGTTGGATATACGCAAGCCATTAAAGAGGCGGTTAATAACGTTGTAAGCGATGGCGTTACTATCACATATCCATCTGGCAGAAAAGACACGATTGAAACAGCAGTTGCACGTTCTGTCAGAACTGGTGTGGCTCAGACTACGGGAGATATATCTCTCAAACGCATGGAAGAAATGGACTGGGATTTAGTTCTGGTCAGTGCACACATGGGAGCGAGAACGGGTGATGGTGGCGAGAATCCGGGGAATCACTCGTTTTGGCAAGGCAAGATATACTCTCGCTCTGGAAAGAGTAAGAAATTTCCACCGTTCTCATTGACTGGATACGGAACAGCGAGTGGACTGTCAGGAGTCAACTGTCGGCATAGCTTTGGGGCAAGTGATGGAGAATTTAATCCCTATGCAGAATTATCGGCACAGGATAGAGCTGACAAAGGTAAACAGTACGAAAAGGAACAGCGGCAACGTACTTACGAGCGAAGAATCCGCAAAACGAAGCGTGAAGTTCTCGGAATGCAAGCGGCGGTTAATAACTGCAAGGACGAACAGGCAAGATTTGCACTCCAACAAGACCTTGACCGGAAGTCTTATCTTTTACAGAAACAAAATGCTACATATAAGGATTACTGCAAGCGGAACGATTTGAGGGAACTGCAAGACCGACTCATGATAGCAAAGTGGAATCGTCAGAACGCCGCAAAAGCCAGAGGAGCAGCAAAACGATATAAGACAGCAAAGGGGATTGACTGATGGACAGATGGGAATATTACAATCCGAACCCTGCCGGGAATCGAGTCGGAGATTGCGTTGTCCGGGCAATATGCAAGGCAACCGGGCAGGACTGGGAAACGGTATTTACCGGATTAATGGTGCAGGCGTGTGCTCTGTCAGATATGCCAAGCGCAAATTACGTCTGGGGAGTGTACCTCTATAAACATGGATATAGACGCAAGCTGATAGAACAGTCAGAACGATATATCTATACAGTCAATGACTTCTGTGCAGACTATCCAACAGGCACATATATTCTCTGTATAGATGGTCATGTGGTGACGGTACAAGACGGCAAATATTTCGATACATGGGATTCCGGAAATGAGATCCCGGTATATTACTGGGAAAAGGAGAATAAATGAGCATATCAGAATTTATACAGATTTTCCTCTCTATCTGCGGAGGGGTGTCTATTGTCGGAGGGGCAGCGGCTGTAATCTTTAAATGGATTACTCCGGCGTTTCGACTTAATAAGCGAGTAGAGACACTGGAAGAACATGATAGACGAGATTACGAAAGCCTTCGGAGAATCGCAGAACGAGATTCATTAATTCTGGAAGTGTTATCGACCATGTTAGACAGTCAGATCAGCGGGAATAACGTTGAGGAATTAAAAAAAACAAAACAGAAGCTTACAAATTATCTTGCGCAGAATCAACGTTAGTATTAGTAAGGGGTATGCTCATGAAATTATATGTGTTCACGAAGAAAGATATAGACAGATTCTTGATAGAGTGTAATTTCACACCGGACGAAGAAAGACTGTTCCGGCTGAGATGCAAGGAATATACACTCGAATACTGCGCTGAGCAGATGAATGTGAGTATATCCACGGCGAAACGATTAAGCCGGAGGGTGAACAATAAAATAATTAAAGTGTGTTAAAAATATGGAGAGGATATTTCTACCCTCTCCTTTTCTTATTTCTCACAATCTTCCAAGACAGCTCGCTCTAACAGCTGTCTAACATAATCCGGACATTTGCTTTTTCCAGATTCCCAGTTTTCGAGCGTTCTAATTGGTATGTTGTACCTCCTTGAGAATTCTGCTCGGGATATCTTTAAGTGTTCACGCATTTCCGCGATGGACATGTTTCCTTTTAGTTCCAGATTATTGTTCTCGAATCCTTTCGTTTTATAAGATAGGAATCCTACTGCGGCTGGGAATATACGGGTATAGTTAGTTCTACCTTCATCGATCCATTCAATACTCACATACACTTTAGCACATATATATGGCCACTCGGGACTCAATATAGTGCCATCGGCATATATGAAAACATTGCATTCGTCAGCAATAGAATTATCATATATGATACGGTTGACTTCTTCCTTGAAAAATTTGGCGCGGCAATAAGCCACGATGTTGTCCATTTCATACCCGTCACATTCGGTGATAAAACATTTGATCTGCTTTCTTTTTATTTCCCAAAGATCAGTACTATATGTTTTTTCCATTTTAACCAAACTGTCGATAAACCCGCCAACAGGAAAGGGATTTAAGATTTTGTAAGCGACATCAAGCTCAGCGTCAGATTTTCCACAGCTTTTCTTGAAATCATACATTAATTCATCCATCATGGATTCAAATTCAGATTGATTATATTTATACATACATTTCGCCCTCTTTCTATCAATGCTCTTTGACATATTTATGTATACGCTCATATAAATTCATTTCATTTCGGTTCGCCATTAATTCGCTTAAATCGTTTGAATCATAATTTGTAGAATATACGGTATAACTGCGATTTTCGATAAACCATGAAGCTTCTTTGATGTTGCTAAGAATCTCCATATCTTTAGCTCTTTTTTCTGCGCGAGTAGGTCTGCCTTCAGCTTCGTATTTTCTAACGAGAGCAGATAAATAAGAAATCATGTTTTTTCTTATATCTTCAGCCCATGCAATCTGCTTTGGACTTCCGACGAGTTCAACTAATTTTTGTTCCATTGTTTTTGCTTCCTCCCATGCTTTCTTAAGACCGGAGGAAATTGTCATTGCAGATTTCTTAACCAGTTCCCATGCTCTTTTCATGATTTTTGATAAGTTGTATTTCTTCATTTCTGTTTCCTCCGTTCCTTTGATGATTATATAATACCACCAATTTGGTGGTATGTCAATACTTTTTCGATACTTTTTTGAACTTTTTAGATTGATGCATCTATGCAAAAATATAATCAGAAAGGTGGTGCATAAGATGGCGTTATATAACAATCCTTATCAATATAGTTTTGGCGTTCCGGGGCAAATGAATCAGTTTCAGCAACAGCCTGTCCAGATGCCAGCTCAACCAGTACAGCAACCCCAGCAGAATAGTAATGGTATCCTGTGGGTATCTGGCGAAGTAGGCGCAAAATCCTATCTGGTAGCACCCGGGACAAGTGTTTTACTGATGGATTCAGAGAGCGAAAAGTTCTACATAAAATCCACAGACGCTTCCGGTATGCCACAGCCATTACGGACGTTCAAGTATCACGAAATAGGCACTCAGATGCCACCTAAACAGCCTGTTCAGAACATGGATAATAAATATGTCACAAGACAGGAATATGATGATTTAAAGGGCAAATACGAAGCTATCATAAACCGATTAAATTCTTTTTCTAAACCTGTTAGGGCTAATACCGTGCAGGAATCAGCGGTCAAGGGAGGAAACGCAGATGAGTAATCCATTATTTAATGCCCTCGGTGGTGGGATGCCACAGGGAAACGGGCCAATGCAGATGATGCAGCAGTTTATGCAGTTTAGGCAGAATTTTAAGGGGGACCCGAAAGCAGAAGTTGAGAAGATGCTACAGTCTGGACGGATTTCTCAGCAGCAACTTAATCAGGTTCAGCAGATGGCAGGACAGTTTCAACACATGTTGAAAGGAATGAAATAGTACATTACAATCTGGCCAGATTGATGTAAATACACAAAAAGGAGATTATATTATGGATGGAAATTATAGCTTAGCAGATATTGCCGCTGCTACTGGAAACGGTAGAAATAATGACGGCATGTTTGGCGGAGATGGTAGCTGGTGGATTATTGTTTTATTCATTTTTGCTTTCTTTGGATGGGGAAACAACGGCTGGGGTAATAACGGCAATGGCGGTGGATATGCAGCCACAGCAGCTACTCAGGCAGACATTCAGAGAGGATTTGACAATTCCGCAGTAATCAGCAAACTTGACGGAATCAATAGTGGCCTGTGTGATGGATTCTATGCCATGAATAACGGTATGCTTACCGGTTTTAACGGAATCAATACAAACATCATGCAGACCGGCTTTGGAATCCAGCAGGCAATCAATGCTGATACTGTAGCAAACATGCAGAATACAAATGCTTTACAGGCTCAGCTTGCGAACTGTTGCTGCGAGACCCGGGAAGCTATCCAGGGCGTGAACTACAATATGGCACAGAACACCTGTGCATTGCAGAACACCATGAACAGTAACACAAGAGACATCATTGATAACCAGAATGCAGGAACAAGAGCCATTCTTGACTATCTTTGCAATGAAAAGATTTCTAGTCTGCAGGCTGAGAATAATGATCTCAGACGTGCTGCATCTCAGGATCGCCAGAGCGCACTTCTCACAACTGCAATGGCTTCTCAGACACAGCAGCTCATTAACGCAATCAATCCAGCACCGATTCCGGCATATCAGGTTCCTAACCCGAACACATATTACGGATGTGGATGCGGATGCAACACCGGATGCAATTGCTGATAACTTCATATCGAGAGTATCTTTCGATTGATTCGAATGTCGGCTTATGCCGTATTACACAGAGGGGCAGGCTGAGACCTGTCCTTTTGTGATACGAAAGGGGTAAAAATTATGGCAGAATTTACAAGTGTAGCTGCTCAGACTGTAGCAGCAAATGGAAACGTAGTATTTTCAAATACAGCAGTTAAGGGTTCTAACTGCATTCAGCACAGAGAGGGAAGCGGAATCATCACTCTAAGAGGACTGACTAACCAGTGTAAAGCGAGATTCTTCGTGGATTTTTCTGGTAATATCGCAATTCCAACAGGCGGTACTGTCGGAGCTATTTCTCTGGCAATTGCAATCTCTGGTGAGCCGGTTCTTTCTTCCCAGATGATTTCCACACCGGCAGCAGTAAATCAGTACAATAATGTGTCCTCTGGCATCTATATTGATGTACCTCGCGGATGTTGCGTTAATATCGCAGTAGAGAACACAAGCGACCAGGCAGTATCTGTTGCGAACGCAAATATTGTCGTGACTAGAGAAGCGTAGGAGGTGTGATTATGAGAGATATTAAAGACTTATGCGCAAGAATTGAAGACGAGCTGTCCAAAATCGCTGACAATGGACTGACCACCGGAAATCTGGAAATGACATACAAACTGATTGATATGTACAAAGACATAAAGAACACGCAGTACTGGGACAAGAAAGTGGAGTACTATAACACTGTCCTTGATGAGATGCGTGGCGGATACAATGACGATTACAGCGAACGCGGAAGAAAGCGCGACAGCATGGGGAGATACAGCGCAAATGACGGCAGAATGATGCCGGATTATGACCGAGGCAGTTCTTATGCCAGACGTGGTGAGCATTATGTTAGAGGACATTACAGCCGCTCTGACGGACGAGATGCTTATGACGACTATATGACACAGAAACAGAGCTATCGTTCCGGCAAGTCTGAAGACTGCAAAAGAAAGATGCTCGCCGCATTGGAAGAACATCTGGACGAACTTACAACAGAAATGAGTGATATGTCTAAGGATGCAGAGTGCCGGGAAGAACGTGATCTTGTCAAGAGATACGTAGAAAAACTCCGTGATATGCTCTAAAAACACAAAAGTGGTAGAGAGGTAGTTAAAAGAAATCTGTTATAATGTAATTGTGCAGCAGGAAGCACAAGTAAAACGGTTGTTTTTGACATTTTCGTTTTAATCCTCCTTCCTTTAATTTAGTAGCTGGTACGCACGCTTTAACGGAAAGTTGAACAGGTTCGAATCCTGTCGTGCGTATTTGCCATCTGGCACGCAAGATGGCTCACCTCCTTGATTAAGGTTTTTGTTATTCATACTTTTCTTTTAAAAAAGAAATAAATATCCGAAACAACTCGTGGCAGGCATGACACGTTAAACACCTTGCTAACCCGGGAATCCGGGTTATGTGGAATGTACGCTAGTGGAAAACTGACAGAGTCGCACTCTGGTCTCCGGTTCGATTCCGGGCGCTCCGCTTTAATTCGCTTAGAGTTAAGCTGTTTGTATACAGGTGGTCTATGTCTCAGGTGGATTTACGCTATAGCGAAAGAAGTGAAATTCACCCCAGTTTCTTTTTAGAGGGTTGGCCGTTATAGGCGGCATGGAATGTAGCTCAGTGGTAGATCGCACTGTAAATGTGAGGTCGCAGGTTCGATTCCTGCCTTTCCGATTACCTTGCCAGTGGTCTAACTGGCTTAATCCATTTACCTGCGGCGGCAGGTCAATAAACACGACCAGGAGGATGTTATGCAGAAACTTATTGACACTTTAAAATCATTTGGAATTGAAATCCCGGAGGATAAACAGGCAGATGTAAAGAAAGCACTCTCTGAGAATTACAAGAATGCAAAGGAAGTTGCAAAAACTCTGTCAAAAGTCGAGGGAGAACGTGATGACTGGAAAGTACGTGCTGAGACAGCAGAAGAAACCTTAAAAAGTTTTGACGGTATCGACCCGGCAAATATTAAAAGCGAGTTAGAGACTTGGAAACAGAAAGCGGCAGATGCAGAGAAAGAATTCAATGCAAAAATCTACGACCGTGATTTCTCGGATGCTCTGAAAGCGGCACTCGATGACGTTAAGTTTTCCAGCGAAGCGGCAAAGAAATCAGTCATGGCAGACATCAAAGAAGCAGGATTAAAGCTGAAAGACGGTAAAATCCTTGGCCTGAACGATCTGATCGAGCAGATGAAGCAGTCTGACGCATCTGCTTTTGTGGATGAATCTCAGCAGCAGGCTCAGCAGAATCAGGCAAGATTTACAACTCATGTTGGACAGCAGCAGACACCGGGAAGCATGACCAAGAAAGATATCGAAGCGATCAAAGACCCGTCCGAGAGACAGGCTGCAATCGCTCAGAATATCCAGTTATTCCAGTGATTTTTACACCGACTATACGCCAGAGTATAGCCGCTAACCCAATACCTTAATAATTATGGGTAGAAAGGATTTTTTATGCCAGCAAAAACAAATCTTATTATGACTAATGATATCCAGGTCACAGCACGTGAGATTGACTTTGTAACCAGATTCGAGAGAAACTGGCAGCACTTACGTGATATTCTGGGTATCATGAGACCTATCAAAAAGCAGCCGGGTGCTGTACTCAAGTCCAAATACGCAGAGGGTACTTTACAGAGCGGAAAAGTTGGTGAGGGCGAGGAAATCCCTTACAGCAAATTCGTTGTAAAAGAAAAACCCTATGCGGAAATGACTATCGAGAAGTACGCAAAGGCTGTATCTATCGAAGCGATTAAGGATCACGGTTACGAGAACGCTGTTCAGATGACCGATGATGAATTCCTTTTCCAGCTTCAGACTGATGTTACCGGAAGATTCTATGACTATCTGAAAACCGGTACACTTACTTCCACAGAAACTACATTCCAGATGGCTCTGGCAATGGCTAAGGGTCGTGTTGAGAACAAATTCAAGCAGATGCACAGAAATGTGACTGGCGTCGCTGGATTTGTCAACATTCTGGACGTATATGAATACCTCGGAGCAGCTGAAATTACTATTCAGAACCAGTTCGGATTTCAGTACATGAAAGACTTTATGGGATTCAACACAATCTTTTTACTGTCTGACAGCGAAATCCCGAGAGGACAGGTTATTGCAACACCTGTCGAGAACATCGTTCTGTATTATGTTGACCCGAACGAATCTGACTTCGCAAGAGCAGGGCTTGTATACACCGTATCTGGCGAGACAAACCTGATCGGATTCCACACTCAGGGCAACTACCACACAGCAGTTTCCGAAGCGTTCGCAGTTATGGGACTGACTCTTTTTGCGGAGTACATTGATGCAATCGCAGTAATTGCCATTGATGAGACACCAACGCTTGGCACTCTGACAGTAACATCTGCGGCAGGAACAGCAACTGGTGATACAAAAATCACTGTAAACCCGGCTAAAGAAAACGCTAACAATGTGTACAAGTACAAAGTTGGTGCATCTGAAACAGCTGTAACTTATGGCCAGAATCTCAGAAACTGGACTACATGGGACGGAAAAGCCGACATTAAGGCAGCAACCGGGCAGAAGATTACAGTGGTTGAGTGTGACGGAACATACAAGGCACTGAATGCCGGAAGTGCAAGCGTAACAGCGAAATCATAAACGTAGGGGGTGACTGGCATGGCTTATGCAGATTATAAATTCTATACAGAATCATTCGGCAATGTCGTGCCAGAAACCGACTTTCCACGACTGGCAAAAAGAGCCAGTGATTTTGTGGACACAATGACGTTTGACAGGTTGGTGGACGGACTGCCGGAAAATGAACGCTCACAGAAACGTATTAAAAAGGCGGTCTGTTCATTAGCTGAATTAATGTATCAGATTGAACTTGCTGAAAAGAATGCTATTAATCAGGCGTCAGCAAATGTGACCGACACAAATACCGGTGGCAAGTCAACAGGCATTGTAACATCTGTATCTTCTGGCAGTGAATCTATTTCTTATGTCACACCTCAGCAGATCGGGGCGAGTGCAAAAGAATGGAGTGCGGTATATGCCGCCGCCGGAGATGCGCAGAAAACGAACGACTTACTCTTAAAGACGGCTTTGCCGCTTCTGATGGGAGTAAGGACGGATGATGGCATACCGATATTGTATGCGGGAGTGTGAGTATGAAATATGTACGAATAAAACCGACTATAATTGAAGCTATTCAGTGTTTTGCCACTCCTAAAGGTATAGCTCAAATTGAAAAATTTGTTGGCAATTCGGTAAAAATTAATAACAAATTTAACCCACCTAACATTGAGATTTCCGCATATCCTGCTCCATTTAGAGATGGCGAAATGGCTGATTCGGTACTCGTAGAGCCTGGGGATTACGTCTTGTGTGATGAAGAAGGATATTTCGATACAATGACAAAGGATGAGTTTGAAGAAGAATTTAAGGAGGTATCTGAATAATGGACATTTCAACATTAGGCTCATGTATCACAATCGTTATGATTTGCTACATCGTAGGAATGGGCTGTAAAGCATCAAAAAGAATCTCTGATGAATGGATTCCAGTAATCATGGCGGTTATTGGCGGAATTCTCGGAGCTGTCGGAATGGGAGTTATCCCGGATTTCCCGGCATCGGACTATATCACGGCGGTTGCAGTCGGTATGTTTAACGGATTGTCGGCTACTGGTGTGAATCAGGTTATTAAGCAGACAGTGCAGAAAGAATAATTAAGGAGAGGGTATCATGTATAGCAAAACTGTGACGATTTTTGATTATTATGAATCAGCCACGACAGGAGATGCATACTGGTATCCTCATGTTTTATCCGGTGTTGACCTCATTACGGACAAGGGGGCAATTCTTAAAAAGTACGGACCAGACGCAACTGACAACGCACAGTTACACATTCGTTATACTGTTCAGAATGGCGATATAACCATTACTGACAAGAATGGTAAGATTCTCCCATGGGTGCCAGTTAAAGAGTGGAAAAGGCAGATTAACAACGCTCTGGAAGACACTATTACATTCTCAGATGAATCATTCTTCTGGGAGGGTGAGTGGACTGGCAGAACGGTATCTGATGGTGATTATCGGAATGGATTCTACCAGTACATGAATGAGAACAAGGATAACGTGTTTAAGATTACCAGTGTTGGCGGTCCGTATACGCTGATTCCACATTTTGAGATTCTGGGTAAGTAATATGAGTAAGATTCATCATTTCAAAGGATTCTCCATAGTCGATGGAGATATGAAAATCAAGCTGAATATGGACAGGTTTTCCAGACAGTATCAAGAAGCCCAGTATCTCCTTGACGGAATGGTTATGGACAGCATGGTTCCATTTATGCCAATGATTACCGGAAATTTTATCAATCGGACAAGAGTTGAGAGTACATCCTTGCAAGGAACTGGGAAAGTATGCGCGGCGGCGGCTCCTTATGGGCGTTTTCTGTACGAAGGAAGAGGAATGGTCGACGAAGCAACCGGAAGTCCCTACGCAAGACGTGGAGCAAAGAAAGTCCTTGTCAGTCAGTTTTCTGGTCAGACAGCCGCAAAGGAAAATCTTGAATACGCCAAACAGGCTCACCCACGGGCACAGGCTGAATGGTTCGATGCCGCTAAACGACAATACGGCAGTACATGGATTCGTAAAGTAAAAGCACAGGCAGGAGGTGGCAGACATGGCAGATAAGCCTATTGGTAAAGATGCAACCGGATACGAGATTCTGACAGATGCCATGAAAGCACTTCTGAACCAGTATCCGGGGCTGTACGAAAATGAAACAATCAAATTTGAGGAACTCGGCAAAGAATCGGGAATTGCGTTCTCAGCGGATAATGGAGCTTTGGTTTATAAGGAAAAAGAAGATGTCTGCGGCACAATGCATCAGGTATGCCAGTATCCATTTTATGTGGTATACCGAACAGCATCCGACAAGGAAAGACAGAAATTATCTGTTCAGAAGTTCCTTGACAATCTCGGTAAATGGATATGTCGAGAACCAGTTGCCATAAATGGCGTTGAGACACGTTTGAATGCGTTTCCAGAGCTTTCACAGGGACGAACGATAAAACGCATCATGCGCGACAACTCATATGGTTTAGAACCACAGGAGAGCGGCGTACAGGATTGGTTATTGCCATTGTCAGTACGCTATGAAAATACTTATGAAGTAATATAACAAGTAACAACCGGCTATCAATTAGAGATAGTCACTAACCTACGCAGCCTTTTAAAAGTTATAGGCAGAAAGGACATTTCTATGGCAGTTACAGGCAAAATTGACCGTAAATATATGGCTCATTACATTGATGCAGGTTCCCTCTGTGGAGGACTAACACCGAAATATGAGCGTCTTGGAAAGGATTTGGAAGAGTACAATGTAGAACTCAATCCAGATACTGAAACATCTAAAAACATTCTTGGAGAATCCACATTCAAACACAATGGCTATGAAGTTTCTTCTGACGCTGATCCATTCTATGCAGACACTACTTCTGATCTGTTCACAGCATTACAGAAGATTGTAGATGGACGCCTCAAAGACGACAACCTCAAAACAAAAGCAGTTGAGGTTCATCTCTGGACAGAAGCTACGGCAGGTAAGTATGAAGCGTATCAGCAGGATTGCTACGTTGTGCCGACCTCCTATGGCGGTGATACATCCGGATATCAGATTCCATTTACCGTCAATTATACCGGCGAACGTGTAAAAGGAAAGTTTGATATCAGTTCCGGTACATTCACAGCTGACAGCGAATAATTTTTAGGAGGGTATAGAAAATGGCAAAAACAATTAATACAAACATTGATGATGGATTTCTTCTTTTTACATTCACGAACAAACAGGGAGAAGTGTTTTCTTCGTTTAAATTGAATCCTACTGACATTAACGTTGCGGCAAGAGCGGAAGAATTGGAAACTTTCTTTGAACAGGCTCAGGAATCTGTTAAAAATGTTTCTTCCAGCAAAGAAATGGCAGAGATCAATAAACAGATTGAGGACAAAATCAATTATATGCTCGGATACGAAGCATCTAAGGATTTATTTAAAGAACCAATTACCGCAACAACTGTTTTTGGAAATGGTCAGGTGTTCGCCTATATTGTTCTGGACAAAATCAATGAAGCACTTACACCGGAAATTGAAAAAAGAAAGAAAAAAATGCAGGAAGTGGTCAATAGGTACACGGAGAAGTATACAAAATGACCGCCTATGAACTTCCCACCTCACTAAAAATCGGTGAGGTGGATTTTTCTATCAGGACGGATTTCCGAGTAATTATCGATATTCTGGTCGCCATGAACGACCCGGAATTAGACGAGCAGGCAAAAGCAGTTGTTATGTTGCAGATTCTGTTCGAGGATTGGCAGAGTATACCGCTGGAACACTTATCTGAAGCCTGTCAGAAAGCGTGTGAGTTTATTGACTGCGGACAGACTGATGACATTCCGAACAAACCAAAGCCCCGTTTAATGGACTGGGAGCAAGATGGAGACATGATCGTGCCGGCTGTAAACAAGGTTGCTGGTAAAGAAATCAGAGCCGTACCGTATATGCACTGGTGGACGTTCTTCGGATACTTCATGGAATCCGGCGAGTGCCTGTTCAATACAGTTGTTGGAATCCGCTCTAAAAAGGCGAAGGGTGAAAAGCTCGATAAATGGGAAAAGAAATTCTATCAGGAAAATAAGAATATTATTGACATAAAAACACGTCTCAGCGACGAGGAGCAAGCTTATAAAGATAAGCTGAATGAGATGTTGAACCTCAAATAGTTAGGAGGTGGACACATGGCTGCTGATGGCTCAGTCATTATTGATACCAGAATGGACACATCAGGTGTACAAAACGGCGTATCAGCAATCAGGCAGTCTTTTAACGGACTTGGCAGCGTAGTAAAAAAAATAGGCATACTGATTGGCGGAGCATTCGCAATTAGGAAACTGGCTCAGTTTGGGAAAGAGTGCGTAGAACTTGGTTCTAATCTGGCAGAAGTACAGAACGTGGTTGATGTTACATTTACCACAATGTCGGATAAGGTCAATGAATTTGCAAAGAATGCCATGACCTCGGCCGGATTATCTGAAACAATGGCGAAACAGTATGTCGGAACGTTCGGAGCAATGTCTAAGTCGTTCGGATTCTCAGAAGCGCAGGCTTACGACATGTCAACGGCTCTGACACAGTTAACTGGCGATGTGGCATCATTTTATAATATCAGTCAGGACTTAGCCTATATCAAACTGAAATCAGTGTTTACAGGTGAAACGGAAACACTCAAGGACCTCGGTGTGGTAATGACCCAGTCGGCGCTTGACCAGTTCGCGCTGGCAAATGGCTATGGTAAAACCACATCCGCCATGACTGAACAGGAGAAAGTGGCTCTCCGCTTGGCTTTTGTACAGAAACAGTTGTCTGCCGCATCTGGAGACTTCATCCGTACTTCAGACAGCTGGGCGAACCAGGTAAGAGTAATGCAGTTACAGCTGCAATCTCTCAAGGCGACAGTTGGACAGGGATTAATCAATCTCTTCACTCCTGTTCTGAAAGTTATTAATATCTTGCTCGGTAAGTTAGCAACTCTGGCAAATGCCTTCAAGTCATTTACGGAGTTAATCACCGGAAAGAAATCATCTGGCCAGACAGGCGCGAGTGGCGCAGGTCTTGCCGGGACAGATGCAATGGCTGATACGGCAGACCAATATGGAAATGCTGCCGACAATGCCGAAAAGCTGGCAGATGCAACAAATGATACAGCGGACGCAACCAAGAAAGCTACTAAGGCGGCAAAAGGATATCTTAGTCCTCTCGACGAAATAAATAATTACTCAACAGATAAAAGTACGGATTCATCATCAAAAGTACCGGGCACAACCGGCGGACTTGCAGATCAGATGAAAGATGCTGTACAAAATGTTGATTACGGAAAAGTGGCAGAGGGTGAGACAGTTCTTGATAAAATGTCAAAACCGCTAAAAAAGATAATCGACAGATTTAAACAGTTGGCTAAGTTAATCGCAAAAGGATTCTGGGATGGATTAGGAGATTACGAACCAATTCTTGACGGAATAAAAAAGGATCTCGATTCCATATGGAAATCTTTAAAGGATATCTTTACTGATTCAGAAGTTACTAAAGCAGCAAATAATTTTCTTGATTCATTTGCATATGCAATTGGACAAGTTGCCGGTTCATTTGCCAGAATTGGATTGACAATTGCACAAAACATTATAGGCGGAATTGAAAAGTTTTTAAAGCAGAACACACAAAGAATAAAGAAATATCTGATAGATATGTTCAACATCGGTGCTGAAATTTCACAAATCGCAGGAAATCTTGCAGTTGCTTTCGCAGATGTTTTCTCAGTTTTTGGTGGAGAAACCGCGCAGCAGATCACAGCAGATTTAATTGGGATTTTTGCTGAAATTGGAATGACCGTCACGGAAACGGCTGCAAAACTTGGCAGAGATATCCTTAACATGATTGCACAGCCTTTTATCGACAACAAGGACATTTTAAAGTCAGCAATCGAGGGTAGCCTCGGAGTAATAGAAACCGTAACAAGTGGGGTCTTAACAGTTGTTCAAAACCTTAGTGACGCAATATCGAGGTTATACGATGAACATGTAAAACCGTTCTTTGATTCTATAGCAGATGGATTATCAAGTATACTTGAAACTCTAATAACTGGATATAACACATACATTCTTCCGGTGTTACAAGGACTAGCAGAGCAAATTAAAGGGTTGTTAGAGGGACCATTAGGGGACGCGATTTTAAAGATAGAAACATTCCTCGGGAAACTCATTGATTCTCTGAAGCTTCTGTGGGAATCGGTATTAGTACCTTTAATCAACTGGATAATCGCAAATTTGCTTCCGGTTGTGGCAAAGATAATTGACGTTGTAGGCACTGTGGCAATCAAAGTCATAAAATCATTAATTAAAATTATTGGTGATGTAGCAGACACTCTGAGCGGAATCATTGATTTTCTTGTCGGCGTTTTCACAGGAGACTGGGAACTGGCTTGGCAGGGAATAAAAGAGATTGCGAATGGGGTATGGAGTCTTATCAAGGATATTATAACTGGTGCATGGGACGTAATTAAAACCGCGACGAAAGGCGCACTTAAAATAATAAAAACCGTCATTAGTACTGCCTGGAACGCAATCAAGACAGCGACTTCAACAGTCTGGAATGCCATTAAAAAAACGCTTTCTAATTTATGGAGTGCTCTTAAAGCCACCGCGAATACAGTATTTAACGCAATCAAAAATAAAGTTACAGGTGTGTGGGATAGTGTAAAAAACAAAACATCCCAAGTATGGGAAAGCGTAACTACATTTGTTTCCGATAAAGTAGAAGCAATAAAAAATGCTATCACTAATAAGTTTAATGCCGCCAGAGATGCAGTCAAATCTGCATTTGAAGGTATCGTGAATTTCATCAAAGCTCCGATTAATCAGGCAATCAGCATTGTTAATAATGCAGTTGGGATGATTAATAATGCAATTGGTGGAATTGAATCTGCATTTTCCTTTGGGCCTTGGACTGTTCCAACACCGTTTGGCTCAAAGACTATTGGATTTCATGCAACATTTCCACGTATCGGAACTATCCCATATCTGGCCAGTGGTGCAGTTATTCCACCAAGGTCAGAATTCCTTGCGGTATTAGGCGATCAGAAGAAAGGCAATAACCTGGAAGCACCGGAAAGCCTGTTGCGTCAGATCGTCCGGGAAGAATCAGGAAAAGGACAGGGAGACGGAAATACCTACAATGTTACAGTTAATGCATCTGGCAGAAAACTGTTAGATATTATTATTAGTGAAGCTGAAATGAGAAGAAACCGGAACGGGAAGAACCCATTTGAGTTAGCATAAGGAGAAGAATATGCCGCAGGAACAATTTAAAATAGACAACGTTGTTATAAGAGCACCGGATAGTTACAAACCGGTGTTCGCAACCACTTCTACGGAAGACTCTAAAAGAAGTCAGGATTTGATTATGCACAATACACCAATGGGAACAATTGGCGGGTATGACATGCAATGGGGCGAGCTTACATGGGCTGAAATAGCAACCATACTAAATACTGTACTTAACAAAAGTCAATTCACATTCCACCATAAAGACCCAACTGTTCCGGGAAGATGGATAGACAGAACATTCTACGCATCAAATTTCAACATGGCTGCGCAAACTCTGAAAGATGGGGAAGAAAAGTGGACAGATTTGTCTATCAATGTAAGGAGGATTGAGCCGATTTGATAAATGTATCTACTCAGTTAAAGAAAGAATCACTTACAAACAGAAATTATTACGTGACAGCAAATGTTACATTGTCAAATGGCACAACTCTTAAGCTAGGCAAAAAAGACTTTTATCTGTCTGGAAATAATCTTGTAGATTCAGCAGACTCCGGGGACTTTCCGGTGGGTGTGGCAATCGCAAAAACGGCAAGCTTATCATTAGTAAACGATGATGGGCGTTTTGACGGATATAATTTTAACGCTGCAAGGTTTGTTATCTTTCTCAATGTGCAGTTATCCGACAGGATAGAAACCATAAAGAGAGGTACTTACATTGTATCGAAAAAGCCCGCAACAGCAAGCGAAATAAGTCTTTCTCTCTTAGATAAAATGCATAACGCTGATAAGGCATATGATTCTAATCTGTCTTTTCCTTGTACGGTCAAGGAACTGCTCTCGGAATGCTGTCAGCAATGTGGAATCACTCTTGGAGATGCAGTGTTTCCAAATGCGGATTTTCAGATTCAGAAAGCGCCATCTAATGCGACATACCGTACAATAATCGGAATGTGTGCCGGGATAGCCGGTGGAAATGCAAGAATCGACGAAAATGACTTACTCAGGATTATTACGTTTGATAAGACATTTACCAATACGACTATTTACGATGGTGGAGCAGTAAAGAACTGGACAAATGGTGATGATCTGGATGGCGGCACGCTTAATCCATGGACAATGGGGACTGTGATTGATGGTGGTACGTTAAGCAATAACGATTATCACGCGTTATTTTCAATTCAGAATCTACAATATGACGTAGACGATGTTATTGTAACAGGTGTCAAATATGTAGAAGATGAGACCGAATATATGTCAGGCCAGGACGGCTATGTGATTACTATTGACAATCAGCTATTGTCGGGCAATGCACAGGCAGGAGTCGAAGCTATTGGAAATCAATTAATCGGTTTGCGAATGCGTCCTTTCTCATGTGACGGAATCGCCAACGGATACGCCACTTTCGGCGATCCGGTCGAATTTATTGATACAAAGAATCGTGTCTTTAGATCGTTTGTGACAGATATAGAGTTCGTGTTCGGTGGCTCAACATCATGGAGCTGTAGCGCAAAGAGTGCCGAAGAAGATGCAAGCGAGTTTATTGGCGAACAGCAAGCAGTGGTAGAGCAAGCAAAAAAAGACACAGAGAAAAAGCTATCTGCGTATGACATAAAGCTCAAACAAATGAATGAGCTTGCAGCAAACACGCTGGGCTTCTTCTATACAGAAGAAATGCAAGAAGATGGTTCCGTAATTACATACCGGCATGATAAACCTACGCTTGCTGATTCTAAAGTAATTTATAAGACAAGTGCTGATGGATTCTTCTTGTCAGTAGACGGCGGTCAGACATGGAAAGTCGGCTTTGATAGTAATGGAGATGCCGTTCTGAATATTCTCTATGCCATCGGTATTCAATCAGAATGGATTAACACGAGAGGTTTTACAGCAAAAGACAATAATGGGAATACGACATTAAGAATAGATGCCGACACAGGCGCTGTCACATTAGAGGTTGAAAACTTTACACTGAAAAGTAGAACTATTGAACAGATCGCCAAGGACGTTGTGGATGGGTCAGTTCGTAATGTGACTATCCCGAACTATTATGGCACGTATACACCAACATTGCAGAATTATCCGGCATCTGAGTGGAAAAGTGAAGAATATGAAAAGCATGACGGCTCGATATTCATGAACTTCTCTACAAGCCAGGTATATATGTTTTCTGGGACTGATGGTGCTTGGCGGGAACTGGATGCTGAAAAAATTGTCAATTTTGAAAGAGTTTTTAACGCTTTAACGGATAACGGTAAGCAAGAGGGAATTTATATGCAGAACGGACATCTGTATATAAATGCTTCCTATATTAAGTCTGGCCAGATTTCAGCCGATTTGATTAGCTTGAAAAACATTAATGTTACAAACAGTTCTGGAATATCAACATTTGCGATTGATAACTACGGAAATGTTACGCTCAGACCTAACACATTCACGTTAACAAACGGTGATACAATATATAGCGTTGCTGAAGATAAAGCTTCGACAGCGTTATTGAATGCGAATCGCTATACAGACAATGCACTTAGTGATCTCGACATAGGGAAAATGTCTAAACAAGAGATTATTGATGTGTTAAGCGATAACAGCAATAATAAAGGTCTGTATCTATCAAATGGCAATGTGTACATGAACGCCGATTATATTAACACAGGTGAATTAGCAGGATGGAAAGTTGGAATTAAAAAGCTTTCAGCAAGTGGCACGTATGGAGAAGTAACGCTAGATGCTTCAACTGGAGAGATCTATTCAGAGACGAATACAGGAGTATATGTGCCGGGGTACGGGACGTTGTATGGAACACGAATTAGAGGAATCAATCTTTATACAGGAACTGTACACGCAAGTTCGGTCTCGGTTAATACCAGTGTTTCTGCTGGCAGTGTTTCTGCTGGCAGTGTTTCGACATCAAAAGAAGTTGAAGCAGGTACGCACGTAAAAGCCAGTGGTCATTTCTACAGTGCAGGTACGGGGACAGACCTTGCAGATGCTTCTATCAGAGGAAATCTGAAAGTAAGCGGGACAAAATCAAGATCAGTTTCGACGGTAGACTATGATGAACAGCTCTTTTACTGCTATGAAATGCCAACCCCATTCTTTGGAGATATCGGTGAATCTGTAATATCGGATGACGGGACTTGCATGATTGACATAGATGATATCTTTCAAGAGTCTGCAAATGTCGGCATTAAATATTATGTGTTCTTGCAGAGAGAAGGAGAGGGCGACTGCTGGATAGCTGAGAAAGAGCAGAATTATTTTGTTGTAAAAGGAACTCCGGGACTTAGATTTTCGTTCGAAATCAAAGCAAGACAAGCTGAATATGAGCATATGCGATTTACTGACCCGGGAGATACGGCTTATACAGACGCAAGAGATATAGAAATCCCAGAACCAAATTATGAGTCAGAAGAAACAGAGGTCTCGGAACCAGATTATGAATCAGAGCTTATTAACGACAGATTAAGTATTATCAATCAGATGGAGGCAATATCATGAAGAAGATTTTAACAAGTTTTATGAATCTTAGCACTGGAGAAGGAAGTCGCATTGCTTACACTTATTCGGAAGTAGACGAAAACACAGGAAGTATCATCAGCCAGAACAATAAGGGCAATTTCCTTGTAATGGATGACAATGTGCAAAAAAATCTTGATTCCGTAAAGGATTACATAAAAAATAATTTCCTTTCATAAAGAGGTAAGTCTAATATGGCCGATACATATACAATACAATTCCGGCGCGGTATGTACGCCGATTTTGATACATCGAAAATTCGCCCCGGAGAGCCCGTTGCGATTCTTGGCAATGACCCGTCCGTTCCATCTGGTAAAGCCTTATACATTGCATTTGCGGCTAATGATGTAAGGCGGTTGTGTTCCATTGAGGACATTTCAGAGATGGTCAATGCTGGACATTTTGTTGGTCCACAGGGTCCAAAAGGCGACAAAGGAGATAAAGGTGCAGATGGCACCGTAACATTTGAATCGTTGACTCCTGAGCAGAAAGAATCACTAAGGGGCACCTCTATCACAGCAGTCAGTATTGACACAGATGGAAATTTGACAATAACATTTTCAGATGGTGATAGTGAAAATGTTGGGAATATTATGGGACCTCAAGGAGTGCGAGGCCCAAAAGGTGAAAAAGGAGGCGTTGGTCCGCAGGGACCAGTTGGTCCGCAAGGCCCGCGAGGAGAAAAGGGCGAACAAGGAAATGACGGAACATCTCTTAATGTCCTTGGTACAAAAGAATCTGAGGCAGACCTCCCCCTGAGTGCAGAGAAGAACGATGCATATTTAATAGACGGAGAAATGTGGGTTTTTGACGGCACGAACTGGAACAATGCTGGCAAGATTCAAGGCCCACAGGGACCAGTTGGTCCGCAAGGCCCAAAGGGCGACCCAGGGCCGCAGGGTGTAAAAGGAGACCCTGGAGAAAAAGGAGAGCAGGGAATACAGGGTCTAAAAGGCGATACTGGGCCACAAGGCGAACAAGGCTCGGTTGGTCCAAAAGGTGAGCAAGGAGATACTGGTGCGCGAGGAACCACATTCACTCCTGTTGTAGACAGCGAAGGAAACATAAGTTGGAGTAATGACGGAGGACTTGAAAACCCTCAGACAGTAAATGTTACCGGTCCGCAAGGCGATACGGGCGCAAAAGGAGATACTGGACCGCAAGGAGAAAAGGGCACTACATTCGTTCCAAGTGTAGACACTGATGGAAACATAAGCTGGAGCAATACAGATGGAATCGCCAATCCCGAAACAGTAAATATCAAAGGGCCAAAAGGAGACAAGGGGAGCGATGCGACTGTCCCGATTGCTACAATCGAAACTCTTGGTAAGGTTAAGCCTGACGGCAAGACAACATTCATAGATGAAGACGGAACACTCCACGCAAAAGGCGGTGGCACAACCGTTACTCCCAAGCCCGTAAACAACCCAACAATTGAGAATTTAAACGCATCTGTCACAATTAAATGGCAAGACCCTGAAAACACGGTAATCAGTGGCTCAACATTTTCTACATGGGCTGGCACAAAACTTGTAATGAAAGAAACAGGCTATCCCGCAAATCCAGATGACGGAACGCTTGTGGTTGATAACACAGTTCGTGATAAATACAAAACCACAGGTTATACAGTTACAGGGCTGACAAACGGCAAGCAATATTACTTTGCGCTGTTTCCATATTCTACCGATGGCGTATATAACTACGATGCAGGTAACAGACTTCTCGGCGAACCAAAAGAGGATTTGAAGATTGTCACATTTGCCGACGGAACAGACACAGAGATTGAAAATATGATTGAAGCGCACTACGCAGGCAAAATTAACATTAGCGACTATTGGGCGGTCGGCGACAAGAGAACCATCCATCACAATGCCATGGATGCAACTGGCGTAAGTGAGTCACACAGAGCGAATGATTATGCCTATGTAATTATCGGAATCGAACATGATGACTTAGTGACTGCTATCAATGGCAAGACTAAAGCTGCTATTACAATTCAGACAGAACGTATGTTGTATTTAGACACTACGACAGAATATAACACCTCCTATAATGCATCACATGAATGTGGTTATATAAACAGTTCAAGTACAAATAGTGGTGGTTGGGAAGGCTGCGCAAGACGTGCATGGTGCAATAATGTGTACAAGAAATGTTTGCCTACTTATATTCAGAATATGATGAAGCAGGTCAAGAAGTTGACATCTGTGGGAAGTCGAAGTAGTACGATTAAAGTCTCAAATGACTATGCGTTTTTGCTTTCTGAAATTGAGATTTTTGGCAGTATAAAGTATTCTTTCGCAGGCGAGGGAGAACAGTATCAGTACTTTAAGAACGCAACTGCTAATAGATATAAGAAACCGTACTTTAGCAGTAATTTCGTGTCTGGCCGCTATTGGGAACGTTCGCCTTACTCCAGCAGCGGAAACAAATTCTGTCATGTGGACATGGGCGGGGAATCGTACTACAGCGACGTCAGCTACGCTCTTGGTGTTGCCCCCTGCTTATGTATCTAAAATCCTAGCAAAACCCATCTACCGCCGTAAGGCGGTTAAAAGGATTTGCGGTACTATTTTTAATCAAAGGAGATGATAATTGTGGATAAAAAAGAAATTGCAAATATCTACAAAGCCATCAATCGAGTTTCAAACAGACTGAATGAAATGTCTGAAAAACTTGACTTGGTGATGCAAATGCTTAATGCGGAATCTAATCGTAAAATTCTAATTAATGGTGATGGTATTGACGGTCTGGCTGAACTTGTATCAACGCATGATTCGGCACTTGATGAACTGGCTACTTTAGTTGCAGGCATTGGAGGTGGAAACAATGGTTAAATTTTTCGAAGAACGAGTAATCAATGGGCTGAAAAAATGGACAGATGTTCCTGAGCTGTGGAATGCAAAGGTGATTGAAAAGTTGAAAAAAGATGACTATGTGCTGAATGAGGATGGGACGGTAGAAAGAGCAGGTTCACTACAGTAAACGTTATGCACGCAGGAAAAATTTGAGAGGATTTTTGTATGACAAATAATCAAAAAGTAGTTCTCAGGAAAATTATTTATGCGGTCGAAACTGGCGAACAGGTTTACGGACAGCAGGATTATTCGGACTTCACGGAAGCCTACACCAATTCTTCTGAAGAACACGCAATCACAATCGGGGCGGGACAGTGGTACGGAATCGAAGCTAAAACACTTCTGGAACGAATTTACGATGCCGACCCTGAACAGTGGAAGAAGATAGACAAGGTCAGACTTTTGGAACAGGTCCAGACCGCAAACTGGGAATGTTTTAATATTTCCAGGGTATCACAGCTCGCAGACACTATAGTTGCTCTTATTTCGTCCGATTTAGGCGTTAAATGCCAAGATAGCCTTATGGATGAACAATTAGCCACCTATGCAGAAGAAGCCTTTAAACAGGGCGTTGCTGACGCCAGAGCACAAGCTATGTGTGTGAACTTTAGGCACCAAGGTGGACAAGGGGCAGTAACGAGGATTCTGGCAAAGGCCCAGAAACCATATACACTGGACAGTCTCTATGCAGCCTGCCAGACGGACACAGGGAATCAAGTCGGGGCATATAAGAGCAGACAGAGATTTGTTTATAATGCGCTGAAAACATATTTTCCAGAAAGTGAGGAAACAGGCATGAACGCAATTGATAAATTAATCCAAATCGCAAAGAATGAAATCGGATATCTTGAAAAGGCAAGTAATAGTCAGCTTGATAGTAAGACAGCAAATGCCGGAGAAAATAATTACACAAAATACTGGCGAGATATTAAGCCGGATTATCAAGGACAACCATGGTGTGCTGCATTCGTTTCGTGGTGTATGATGAAAGCATTCGGATTAGACACAGCAAAGAAACTTTTGAAGCACTGGCCATACGTTTACTGCCCGACAATGGCGGATTTGTTTACTTTGAACAGTAATCCAAAAGTCGGAGACATTGTTATTTTCTACAGAAACGGTACATTTACACACACCGGAATCGTAATAAAGGTATCAGGAGATCGGTTCTGGACAGTCGAAGGAAACACTTCTGGTGGCTCTACAATTATCGCAAATAGTGGTGGTGTATGTCAGAAAAGTTACTACAACAGCAACCTTCCCGGAACAAAATTCTGTACTCCAAATTACAGTTTAGTTAAAAATACAACGTCAGTTTCAGACTCAGATACAACCAAAAAGCAGAACACCAGAGCCTATATTGCACAGATCAAAAAGGACACAAAATGCTATACAAAATCAAACAAAAACAGCCCGTCAAAGCTGTTTCCAAAACTGAAAAAAGGTGCAGTTGTAGAGGTGATGAAGTACACAGAAACTGACAGTTCAGGGCTGAAATGGTATTTTATCCGCATCCCGCATCCGGCAGAAGGGTTTGTTTTTGAATTTGTTCCAAAAGGAGCATTCACCAGAATCACAGAAATTTCTAAATGATTTTCCCGGGGAATTACCCCGGGAGTTTTATCTTTAAACATATTTTGTATCATTTCGGAAGTTTTAGACTGTTATCGTTAGTCACACGTTAGTCACAAATAAAAATATTGTTTCCTAATATAATAGTGCCAAAAACACTGTATTTACAGGCATTTGCGCAAATTCTCAATTCCTATTTGCTGGTCACAAACAATAAAATTAGAATAATGAAAATGAAATGTGGGAAATCCTTGCAAAATCGCTGAAAACATTGATTTTAATAGGGTTTCCGGCATTTCGATAATAATATTTCGGTTGTTTTAGAAAGATTAAAATTGGTTCCGTTAGTCACAGTTAGTCACAAATGGAACTTTTATCTTTTCTATTTCTGTCCGAAGTTCTTCCAGTGTCCTGTGTCCATATACCGCATTTGTAACATCTCCACCAAAAGAGTGGCCGAGCATTCGTTTTCGGTCATTTTCCCGGACACCGTATTTTTCGCACAGTGCAGAAAAGGTGTGCCGGCAGTCATGCGGCGTGTGTTTCGGATTACCGACTATTCCTAAACGTTCCAGTGTAGGATAGAACAATGCTTTTCTGTGATGCTGCTGAGTATATACGCATAGTTTCCCATCTTGTGTCAACACTTTCTGCTCAACAAAATGATATACAGCAGGATGTATCGGAACAATTCTGTTTTTACCGGCTTTTGTTTTGATTCCACCTTGAAAGTATCTTTCTTCTAAGTCGGTTGTAAGTTTTAGCACTTCCCCGATTCTCCAGCCGGAGTAACACATAATAAGAATGAGCTGCACTTCTGGATCGTCGGTATTATTCCACAGTACTTGCATCTCCTGATCAGAAAATGGCGTTCCATGTTCGGTGTCGTTATCAGCGTTGACATGGACGTATAATGCCTTATTTTCCGTTACGATTTCTGAGTAGACTGCATATTTGTACATCTGCTTAAACAGAGTTAGGATAGCCATCTGGCTTTGCTTTTTCAGTGTACAATCATCAATAACTTTTTGCATATCAGGAGCCTTTAAATCTTCGAATATGCGATTGTGCAGAACAGTACAGTTTGTATAAGCTGTCCGGTATGCTTCTTTTGAACTGTACGACAGTTTTGTCCCCTCTGGGAACTTCCACGCATAAAACTGTTTATATACCTCTGAGAACGTCAATTTCTTGATTTCCGGGTGTTTATCCTCGACACACTTGATTGTATTGTAGTCGGCAATTAAGCGGCTTATAAGAGTATCTATGTCGGTTGTAGGAGATACCTCAAGAGTCCGCTCCATGCCGGGTTGATACGTGCCGGCTTTGTATGCTGTCAGGACAGTAAAGCCTTTTATCCAGTCATCCACATAGCAGATTGCCGGCGGACGTTTTAGTTTACCATTATCGCCCAGTGTAGCCGGTGGATGCACTGCGAAGCAGTTTCTCCGATTCTTGCCAAGATACCGGATAGAGCCGAAGTTATTCGGCAATTTTGGATATTTCTTTCTTTTCTTCGCCATTTTTATTCCTCTTTTCTTTATGTAGCTACTTTTAGGTATAAAAATAACAGCCGAACAAATTTTCTGTCTTGTTCGACTGCTCCGAAGATGATACAATATGTTTGCCAGAATATTACATTTCTTCGGAGATGTATAAACGCCGTCCCGGTACGCCAATACCGGGGCGGTTTTTTATTTAATTATGTGATTTCCAATTTACTCTCATTACAATTCCTGCAATCCAATAAATTCCACCAGTGAAGATTCCTAAAATAAAAATCCAGAACCAGCTTAGATACCATGGCATTTTCCGCTTTATATACGGTGTACCTGAACTCGCCGCTGAGGACGCAGAGGAAGATGCAGAATTATTAATGATGATGTCTCTGTTGTTAGAAGTCAACTGCTCTACTTGTTTTCCGCACTTAGGACACACTACACAGTCGTCGTCAATAAGTTCTCCGCAGTGCTTACAATATTTTTTCTTTTCATTCATGATAAACACCCTCCTGATATGTTTTCGCCACACTTCGCACTTTTTATGCGGATTATGTGTTTTGTACCGCTGATTTTGCAATATTATGTAAAGTACGGTTATTCGTGGTATTTTTATTTTATCATTTTAAGAGCATATTGTAAAGATTTAAGACGAAATAGAGTGATTTAGATGAAAAAGAAATGTTTTTTTTCTACAAAATAGTGAGAGTTCATGTGTATCATTGGCAGTTGCCAAGAGTCGGGATAGGTGGTATAATAGCAAAAAAGAACTAATGTTCGGTTCTATTTCCCACAAGCCGGACATATACTATAATGTAGGTGGTAGTTGTAACAGGGAGGGTTGTTTATGGATTATAAGAAGGAA